AAAAAAAAAATTTATATACCTTTTAAAATGTAAGAACATATTGTGTCTTTTCAAGACCCACCCCCTACATAATGTATATATACCTAGAAAAAAAATTTTTTTTGTTATAGAATAACCTTTTATAACGCTAAATATAGCGACAAAAAGGAATCAACTATGGTTACTCGATATGATGCTCAATATGATGTCCACGATTTGTTAGTTAAAAACCTATCGAAAAAAGAAAAAACCCAAACTGTTAAATCCCAAGAAAAACCTAAGAAAACAAAATCGGTAAAAACATAATGAAAGATATTTACGAAGCCAAAGATGTTGGCGATATGTATGGTGAGTCTGACTCAGAATTTTATGGTGATGGTGAAAACCTAGAGCCTAGCAACGAAGATTTAACTGGAACAGTTAGCTCCGCCATAGATGATGCGGTTGATTATATAGATAATACTATTAGTCCGTTAAGAGCTACTGCCATTGAATATTATCAAGGTCTGCCTTTTGGCAATGAGGAGTCTGGGCGCAGTCAAGTCGTTAGTAGGGATGTTCACGACACTATTGCTGATATTATGCCTAGCCTTATGCGTATATTTTTCTCAACAGAGAATGTAGTTGAGTTTGTACCTTTCGGAAAAGAGGATGTTAAGACTGCTGAACAAGCTACCGATTTTATTAATAAGATAGTCTTAAATCAAGATAATGATGGATTTACAACTTTTTACAATGCCTTTAAGGATGCGCTGTTATGTAAGAATGGTATTGTTAAGTATTATTGGGATGATAACTACAACGCTGAGTATTTTGAATACGAAGGTTTAGATGACGATTCTTTAGCTGTTTTAGAGTCTGATACCGAAGTTGAGATTATTAAAATTAAATCTTACCCTAACCCAGCCTTTCCTACACCAGAAGCAACTATCCAAGTTAATCCAGAAGATATGGCTGGTATGGAGCAACAACCTATGGAAGATACAATAGTTGATGAGACTGTTGTTGAAGATATGCCAGAGGAAGAAAAAACTCCAGAGCAAATGATAGAGGATATGTTACCGCCAGAAGCCCAAGAGGTTATTCCTGAGTTGATGCAACAATCCATGATGATACCACAGTTGCATGATGTGAAGTTAAGAAGGAAAAAAGAAGGTGGTTGCATTAGGGTAGAAAGCCTACCACCAGAAGAATTTCTTATAGACCGCAACGCAACTTCTATGGATGATGCGTATTTAGTGGGTCATAGACGCTATCTTACTGTATCAGAACTTGTCGAGATGGGGTATGACTATGATGATGTTATGCAATATGCAACTCCTTATGATATGGAGATGGATGATAACGCTGAATACAGAGCTAGACACCCTTTAGGTGTTGATACAACTGACAGCGAACAAGATGACGCAAACCTAAAGGTGCAATATATCGAAGCCTATATGAAGGTTGATATGACTGGTGATGGTTTAGCGGAACTAAGGCGTATATGTTGTCTTGGTGATAGCTACGAAATTAGAAAGAACCTTCCATGTTCGCATATACCTTTTGTATCTTTCTGTCCTGACCCAGAGCCACATACTTTCTTTGGAACTTCTATAGCAGATATTACACAAGACATACAGAAAGTGAAGTCTATGATTCTCCGTTCTATGTTAGATAGTCTTGCATTGAGTGTTCATCCTAGAGTTGCTGTTGTTGAAGGACAAGCAAATATTGAAGATGTTATGAATACAGAAGTTGGCGGTATTATTCGTACTCGTAACGCTGGCGCAGTACAGCCTTTTAGTGTTCCTTTTGTTGGTCAACAAGCCTTTCCTATGTTGCAATATATGGATGAAATAAAAGAAAACAGAACTGGTATGTCTAAGGCTTCTATGGGTTTAGACGCTGACGCTTTACAATCAACTACTGCCGCTGCGGTTAATGCAACTGTTAAAGGCGGTCAACAGCATATTGAATTGATAGCTCGTATCTTTGCTGAGAAAGGTATGAAGCCTTTGTTTAAAGGTATCTTAGAACTTCTAAGTACACATCAAAGTAAAGAACGCATGGTCCGATTAAGAAATGAATGGACACCTATCGACCCTAGAGCATGGGATGCTGGAATGGATGTAGTTGTTAATGTTGGTCTTGGCAATGGTTCTTCACAAGAAAGGATGCAATACCTAAGTCTTATATCTGGTAAACAAGAACAGATATTACAAACATTAGGAGCTGACAATCCTTTAGTTGAAATGACTCAGTACAGAAACACTATGGCGAAGATGGTAGAGTTAGCTGGGTTTAAAGACGCTGGTATGTTCTTTAAAGAAGTGCAACCATTAAACCCACAACAAAAAGCTATGATGCAACAACAGAAGAAACCTGATGCTGCTGAACAGTTAATTCAAGTACAAATAGAAGAAATTAAGGCTGATATGGCTAAATCTGCTGCAAGATTAGAGCTTGATAAAGAAAAAATGAAACGCTCTGATGATTTAGATAGAGACAAATTAGACTCTGAAATACTACTAAAAGCAGCTGAAATTGAAGCTAAATATGGTTCTAAGGTAGAAACTGAGGTTATAAGAGCATTAGTTGAAAGGGATAGAGAACAAATGAAAATGCAACAAAATTTAATAAGCACAATGAATAGGGGTATTCCGCAATGAGCCAAGAAATAGATGATATTATTTTATTTGGTAAAAATGCGAAACGAATTTTAGAAGATATAACATTTAAGACTGTCATTGATAGTATTAAAGAAGATGTATTCCATGATTGGCAAACAACTTCACCTAGCCAAGAAAAGGAACGAGAAAAATTGTATTCTCTCTTAAAGGCTATAGACCTTTTAGAAGAAAAAATGTGGGCGGTGTCTGATAACGCTCATGTTTTAAAAATTAATTCAGACAAAATAAAAAGTAGAAAATAATATCAAAGGAGTTTAAAATGAGTGAAGCGACACCCCATATATCGGATGATACTACGGAATCGCCAGATAATTTACAAACACTAGATAAGGTAACTAAAATTTTGGAGCGTCAAGACGCCAACCAAAATGAGGAAGCCAAAGACCAGTCGGTTGATATAGAAGAACAAGATATTGATACTGGCGAGGAATATGAAGATTCTTATGAAGATAACTCTGACGAGTATGAAGCAGAGTCTTATGAGAGTGAAGAAGATTCCGAACTGTATGCAGACGAACAAATCGAAAGTGATTCGGAAAGCACACCAGAAGCAGAGCCATTATACAGAGTTAAAGTAGATGGTGAAGAATTTGATGTACCGCTGGATGAATTGCGGAATGGATATTCAAGGCAACAGCATTTTACTAAACAAAGTCAAAAACTTGCGCAAGAAAGAAAGCAGTTTGATACTGAGTTTAGACAAGTACAAGAGGAACGGCAGCAATATGTCCAACTTTTGAGTGCTTTAGAGAGTCAAATACAGAATATGGACTCTCAGCCAGAGCCTGATTGGGATAGCCTGTATGAATCAGACCCCATTGAAGCCAGCAGACAACAACATGAGTGGAATCGTTTTAATCAAGCGAAGAATGAAAAACTTCAAGCTGCTCAAGCTGAAAAGCAAAGAGTAGCCCAGATTGAACAGAGAGAGCAAATGGAACAATATAAGACCTTGCTATCTCAAGAAGCTCAAAGGCTTAAAGAAGTTATTCCAGAATGGAAAGACGAAAAAAGAGCCACAAAGGAACGAACTGAGTTAAAAAATTATTTGATTAAACAGGGAGTTTCCGAAGAAGAAGTATCTGCTTTAGTAAAAGCTGACCATGTGAAAGTTTTACGAAAAGCAATGTTGTATGATAAAGGCAAAAGAAAAGTTTCTAAGCAAAAAAATAACCCAACAAGAAGAACTAGGGTTATGAAAAGTGGAGCGAAACTAGCACCAAAAGTTCAAGATAAATATAAGAAAGCGACCTCTAGCTTAAAAAAGAGTGGGAAATGGCAAGACGCAGCTCAAGCTGTTTCCATGTTGTTAAACGAATAAACATTTATAAGGAACTAATACAATGGCAATTATTGCAAATACCTTCACAAGATACGCTTCAATAGGTATCAGAGAAGAACTATCTAATATTATCTATAATATTAGCCCAGAAGAAACTCCATTTATGTCAAATGGTGGCAGAGAAACTGTTAGAAATACATTTTTTGAATGGCAAACAGATTCACTTGCAGCAGCAGCAGCTAACTATCAAATTGATGGTGATGACATTGCTACTTTTCCAGCTACAGCACCAACAACAAGAATTGGTAATTACACCAATATCTCAAGAAAGTTAATCATTTTAGCAGACAACTTGTCTGTTATTGACGCTGCTGGAAGAACAAGCGAGCTTGCTTATCAAATCACCAAAATGGGTCAAGAATTAAAAAGAGACCAAGAAACTACTTTGCTTTCTAACCAAGCAGCAGTAGGTGGTGGTACTGGTACAGCTAGAAGAACTGCTGGTTTACCAGCTTGGCTAAAAACAAACTCTAGCAGAGGTACTGGTGGTACAGACCCAACAGTTTCTGGCGGTGTTGTTAATGCAGCAGCTGGAGATGCAACTACAGGAAACAGACGAGCTTTTACAATAGATATGCTTAATGATGTAATTGAAAAAGTTTGGACACAAGGTGGAACTCCAAAAATGCTTATGGTTGGTCCTCATAACAAAACAGTAGTTTCTGGTTTTACAGGAATTGCAGCTAATCGTTATGAAATATCAAAACCAGAAGCTGGAGTTATTATTGGTGCAGCTGACATTTATGTTTCAGATTTTGGTACTGTAAATATCGTACCAAATAGATTCCAGAGAGACAGAGACGCATTTGTGCTTGACCCTGAGTTTTATGCAACTACCATACTTAGACCTATCGAAAGTATTGAGTTGGCTAAAACTGGTGATGCAGAAAAAAGAATGTTACTCGTTGAGTATGGTCTTAAAGTTAAAAATGAAGCAGCTCTTGGAGTTGTTGCTGACTTAACAGAAGCATAATCATTAATAGGTGTGGGGAAGGTGTAAAAGCCTTCCCCATAGGAACTGAACATGAAAAACAAAAGACTAATAAGTTTTGACCACAAAACTAAAATTTCAAACAATTTTACTTTTGAAGAAGATATATCTGGAAATAATGACCATCATTTCGTTATTTCAAGAGAGCAAGATGTAACTGCAATTATAAATGATAATAAAGAACAACTTAAACAAACCGATAAAAGAACTAAATGGGGTGAATGGAACAAAGTCGCTTCTATCCCTATGGTGGTTTATTATGACTTAAAAGAAAAGGGTATATTAGATGACCCAGTAGCTATTAAGAAATGGCTTAATGACCCTGAAAATAAATATTTTAGAACTAGAGAGGGAACTGTTTAATGGCTATTACTAATTATTCACAGCTTAAATCCTCTATAGCCAGTTGGCTTTTAAGAGATGACTTAACCTCTGTTATACCTGATTTTATAGCTTTAGCAGAAGCTCAGTTTAATAGAGAAATACGAAACAGAAAAATGATAAAAAGGGCAACAGCAACTATCGATTCTCAATATAGTGCTGTTCCTTCTGATTGGTTACAAAATGTAAACCTTGTTATGGAGACTAATCCAGTAACAACATTACAATTTGTTACTAGCGAACAACTTGATAGATTGAGACAATCAAATTCTGCAACTGGAGACCCAGCAGTTTATACAGTTGTTGGACAAGAGTTAGAGGTTCTGCCTGTTCCAGCAGCTAACTCTACACTTACAGGAGAATTAACTTATTATGGAAAGATAGACGCTTTATCTGACACTACCACGACTAATTGGTTATTAAACGCTTCTCCTGACATTTATCTTTATGGAACATTATTACAGTCTGCGCCTTATTTAGTTGAAGATGAGAGGATAGCTGTATGGGGTGGTATTTATACCAAATTAATCAACGACCTTAATATTGCCGATTCTAACGCTAGAATAGGTGATTCGTCTTTAAGAATAAGAGCAACAGCATTACAATAGGAGATAATTATGAGCTTTTCGGATTACTTAGAAAATAAAATTTTAGCGTACACTTTTAGCGGTACTGCTTTTACACCAGCTGCTACAAAGTATTTAGCTTTATATACAGTAGCACCAAATGATGATGGTACTGGCGGAACTGAGGTATCAACTTCTGGTACTGGTTACGCAAGACAAACTGTAGCCTTTACAACTACAAATTCACAATCAAGCAATACAGCTGCTGTCGAATTTCCAACAGCAACAGCTAGTTATGGAACAGTAGTAGCTATTGGAGTTTTAGATGCTGCAACAAGCGGTAATTTGTACGCAGTCGGAACACTATCTGTTTCTAAAGCTATTGGAACAGGAGATGTATTTAGAGTTCCAGCTGGCGATTTAGATATTGATTTAACATAGCGGAATAATAATGCCAACAAGAAACTATAGCCAAGGTGATTACGGATTAAATGTTTACGGAGAATGGGCTGAAACAGTTAGTGGAACAGTTACAATTTCTAGTGCATCAAGTCTGTCATTAACGGCTGCCGTTCCAACTGACACTTACGGAAGCGGTCAATATGGTTATGGTAATTATTCCGCTGGAACATATAGAGATGGTTCTGCTACTATAACAGGAGCATCAACACTAGCTGTTTCAGGAAGTGCAGTAAGACAAACAACTATATCTATTAATGCAGTTAGTTCAGTTACTTGTTCTGCACAAGGAGTTAGAGGTGGCATTATACCAGCTCAAGCAACTTCATCTTTAAGTGTTTCAGGAAATGTTACATTTTCTGGTAATCCATATCCTATTAATGGAGTTTCTACAGTTACAGCAATTCCAAACAGGATTTTATTTATAGACCCAATTACAATAGATGGTGCTGGAACATTAACAACTTCAGCTAGATTAAAATGGGTTGATGAAACAATCGCTACTACTTCATGGACTGAAGTTTATAAAGTTGCCGCATAATTTAAAATTTAAAGGAGAATAAAAATGGCAGATACAACAACAACGAATTTATCGTTAACAAAGCCAGAGGTCGGTGCTTCTACGGACACTTGGGGAACTAAAATCAATGCTGATTTAGATTCTCTTGATGCTCTTTTTGCCGCTGCTGGTTCAGGAACTTCAGTAGGATTACAAGTAGGTTCTGGTAAAACTTTAACAGTAGGTGGAACACTTACAGCTAGTGGAACTGTTACACTTGATAGTGCAACAATTTCAGCTTCAGGTGCAACAATTTCTAATTTAGGAAGCGTAACGACTGTTGATATAAATGGTGGAACAATAGACGGAGTTACTATTGGTGGAACTACTGCTGGAGCAGTAACAGCTTCTAACTTAACAGCAACAGGCACAATTAACTTTACAGGAGCTACTATATCAAATGCTGGTGCAATAACTACTGCTGATATAAATGGTGGTACAGTTGACGGAACAACAATAGGAGCTTCCGTACCTTCTACAATAGTAGGAACAACTATGAAAGCAACTTCACTTAGAGAAACTAAATCAGCAGTTACACAAAGCACAGGCACATTAACTTTAGATTGTTCTACTGCAAATGTGTTTGAGTTTACACCTTCACAAAATATAACAACACTAACAATAAGCAATGTTCCAGCTGCTGGTAACGCCTATGTTATGGTTTTAAAAGTAGCTGGTTCTTCATATACAATCGCATGGGGAGCGGCAGTTAAATGGGCTGGTGGAACAGCACCAACTCTTTCAACAGGCAATATTGATGTTATATCATTATTAACTGTAGATGGTGGAACTAATTGGTATGGTTTTGTTGTTGGTCAAGATTTACAATAGGAGTATTTAATGTCCTCATTATTAACTATGATAGGTGCGGCTGGTGGTAGCACAGGAGCGTATTATTTTTTAGGTTGTGCGTCTGGAGCATCTACAAACAATCAGTCGCAAAATGTTTTTAAATTTTCACCAACTGAATATAAAGGCGCTTCAAATTGGTATGATTCAGACGGCAATATGTATTTTGGTTATTTTGCTTTAAAAAATGACGGATATGAAGGTTTTGGTATTGCTAAGTTTGAAGCATCAGATGGCTCTCCTGTAGGTTCTATGGTTGCTTTACCTGACGCAACTAACGGAAATGAGGGTAGTTTGTATCAAGGACCTACTAACATACAGATTGATAATTCTACAAATCTTGTTTTTCTTATTAGAGGTGATTTTGCTGGAAATTACAGAAACGCAATTATGAAACTTGGAGATTCTTCAGACGGAACAAATCCTTCTAATTGGTCCTCTACTGATTCAAAATCAAGATATTATGGTAGTAGTTCTTATACAGAAAATACATATTCAATATGTAAAAATAAAGAGTCTGGTTCAGACCATTTTTACGGAGTAGGTCATACTCAAAGACCCGGCAGAAACAATCAATTCAATATAAAGAAATTTGATATGAATAACCCAACAGGAAACCCTAGCATAACATGGGCTAAATATTTTGATACAGGCGGTTCAACTTGTGATTTTACCGATTGCGATTCTGATACAAGCGGTAATTTATACGCTATTGGTGGTCAGGCTCATACACCATTAATAGCTAAATTTGATAGTTCAGGAACGCCACAATGGTACACACAAATAACAGGCGATTCAACAAACGCCTATGGTCGTTCAGTAGTTTGCTCAGATGACGGAAGCGATTTATATTTCACTTTTAAATGTCAAGGCTTTGGCTCACAAAGTACCAGCTATCAAAAAGTTGGAATTTCAAAAGTTAATAGTTCAACAGGAGCATTAACTTGGAGCAGAATAATTACAAAACAAAACGCTAACGAACACATGGAAGGTAACTGCTTAACAATCGATTCAAGTGGTAATTGGTATATGATTATGGAAGGACAATCAGTTGATTCATCTCTTTCACAAGGAATTATATCAGGTGATAGTAGTGGTAATTATCGTTGGGTAACAGCCATGAAAGCTAATCCATTAGCATTTGGTCAAAATGATTTAACTTATGATGATAGAGGAAGTAAACAATGGTTAGTTTGTTCACCAGATGATAAGAGTTTATATTTTAGCACAACATCATCAAGTAATAAAAATAGTATAAATTATAGAGGTATGGGTCAAGTTCCTTCAGATGGTTCAGGAGGGGATAATTCAGATTTTGTAATTAACTCAGGCAATTTAAATTTTACAGGAGTTCGATATGCTGACCTTACATCTTCATTAGGGCTTGAAACTGTAACTTTAAGTGTAACAACTGGAACAGGTAGTTGTTCCGATAATGCACCAACAGATTCAACTTCTTATGGCAATCAAACTTCTAGTCGTTGGCTAACAACAACAGCTGGTGATAAAATTAAAAATACTTTTGGCGACCCATACACAGGAAACTTTACATAGGAGATACCAATGAGAGAACAAGAAGGATTTTACAATACAAAAGAAAACAAACCTTATTGGAGTATAAAAGAATTACAGCAAGAATATCCTGAAATTTCTTTTACAGATGATACAAGTACAATAGATATTGCAAATATTGAACCACTAACAATCTTATATATTCCAGATGATGAATATGTGCATGATGAATTAAAAAGCGTTGTTTTTGTAGGACCTGAAGATATAGACGGCAAATTAACTTTAACACAAGAACTACATGATTTAACTGAAGATGAAGAAAATTTTTTAAAATTATTAAAAGAAAATAAAGTTAAAGATTATTTAAGAATAACAGAAGAACTTTATGAACCAGCTATAGAATATCAAAGAAAAATAGATAATTTTGTTTATTTAACAGATGAAGAAAAAGAAGAATTAAATAATCAAATTGACGAAGCACAAACTCTTTTTGATGAAGCTGACAACAATAATTATGAAGAAACAGATAATGATGAGTGGAGTAAAAGAAAAACAAATCTTTTGTCATTACAAAAAAAATTAAACGAAGAACAAGTATTACAAGAGTTAAATGATTTATTAGATTGGGCTAATGAGGTTGGTGTTCCAGATGAAATAACAGTTTATAAAAAATCTTTAGAAGATTTACAAAAACAAGACAAGTGGTATGCAAACACACCAATACCAACACCACCAACAATTAAACAAGGATTTCAAGGATTTACAGAATAATAAAATTATCTATAAAAACAGGAGTAAAACATGATTACTTTAATAACAATTATAACAAGCGTAGTAACAATAGCGTCTTTAGTATGTAGCTTTGTTCCTACAAGTCTTTTACCTGATAATGCTAAAAAGGTAATAAAAATTTTAGCTTTAAACTTTAATAATGTGCATTACGATTGTAATCACAAAGAAGGATAATTGTCATGGCTGGTTTATCCGAACTAGAACAAGGTAAATTAATTGTCGCTGTTGAGTCTTTGGAAAAACAAGTTAATAGGTTGAACGGAAGAATTGATTCTCTTGAGGGTCAATTTAAGTCTGGTAGGGGGATAATAATAGGAGTATTTCTAACTGCAAGTGGTATATCCGCAGCTGTTGCTACCAGTCTTGGGAAATGGTTTGGGTAATAACAACAAGCAGTTAGGCAGAGTTGGTGAATTAATGGTTTGTTTAGAACTAGAAAAGTTAGGTTATCATACTTCTTTAGTTGAAGCGGAAGGATATGATATTATAGTAAATGTCTTAAACAAGCCTGTAAGATTACAAGTAAAATGCTCTGGAACTACTGACAAACATTCTGCTAAAGGTGGCAGACCTCGTTATAATTTTTCAACTTCTGTTGGAAGAGTCAAAAGAAAATTAACCAAAGCAGATACTGATATTGTAGCTTTAGCCGCAGTCAAAGAAAATGTAATTATTTTTAAACCAGTAGAGGAGATAAAAGGAGCTACATTAAAAATATCAGAAGCTCATTTTGAAAATAAGAAATCTACTAAAGAATCTTTTGAAAGGTGTTTGTCGTGTTTGGGTTAGTCGGAAGTTTAATTGGTTTTGCTAGTTCTACAATTCCATCAATTATTGATGTATGGAAAACAAAACAGCAAAACGCTCACCAGTTAAAAATGTTAGAAGCTCAAGCTAAGTTTAAAGTTCAAGAGCAAGAAGCAAAAACAGATACAGCAGAGGTTGCTGGTGTTTATGCTCATGCTCAAAATTTAACTTCTAGGGCTAATACATGGGCTGTTACTCTCAGTTCTACTGTAAGACCTATATCAGCTTATTTAATTATTACTCTTTGGCTAACAGTAAAGTTATTGGCGGTGTTACAAATTTATTTTGATGGTGGAGAAATTTACAAAGTTATTGATGTTATATTTACAGATTATGACGCTGGTTTAATGAGTTCCGTTATTTGTTTTTATTTTGGGTCTAGGGGTATGGAGAAATTTAGAAAATGAATAACATTATAGAAGCAATAAGAAGTATTATTTCACCAGAGCAATCTTGGTCAGCATTTGTGATGAAAATTACAAGCCTTATTATTGTTGCTGTAATTGGATATATAGGCTTCCAACAATATACAAGTTTTACAGTTGAAGAAGATACTGAAATTCCAATAGCAGAAGTATATGAAAAAGAGCCAGAAAAGAAAATAGAGGTAGAAAACTTAATTACTAGACTTCTTAGGTCAAACAGAGATATTGAATCAATTTGGCTATATGATTGGATTGATGCAAGAAACATAGTGCCTTTATTTAATGAGCCAAGAAATAGTGCAGATTTATTACCTACTGGGTATTGGATGGAAGGTGATGAATATGTGATTGGTCATTTTGTTTTAAGCCAATGTACTTCCCTTGATAGAAGTGTGCCTAATACTGCTTGCCCTATTATGTCCTCAGAAGATGCTTGGGGTGTTCTTTTGGTAACTTATCAAGATGGTGTAACCCCTGATTTAAAAACTACTAAAGCGACAGCTATGAAGATTTCAGAAATATTGTATTTAATAGAGAGATAATGAGTTTATTGCCAGATAATACGATTCGAGTTATAAAAATAGTTATTACTAAAGAGGAAAAATAATGCCTTATGTACCTATAAATTTACCAAGTGGTGTTTATAAAAATGGAACAGAGCTACAAGCTAAAGGTCGTTGGCATGATTGCAATTTAGTTCGTTGGAACGAAGGTGCTATGCAACCTATTCGTGGATGGACTCAAAATGGTAGTGCTGTTACTACTGGTAAAGCTAGAGCAATAAGAACATGGACAGACAACTCTAATAATAGAAGAATAGCTATAGGAACTTCTTCTCGATTATATATTTATACTGAAGATGGAACTCAATATAATATAACTCCAACAGGATTTACTACTGGATTTGATGATGCAACAGCGGCAACTGGTTATGGTAATTATACTTATGGTTCTGCTAACTATGGAACACAAAGACCAGATGGAGGAACTTTGATTCCAGCTACAACTTGGTCTTTAGATAATTGGGGTGAATATCTTGTTGGTTGTTCTAATAGAGATGGTAGAGCTTATGAGTGGACTGGAAGCACAGGAACTGTTGCAGCTCCGATAGCAAATTGTCCAACATCAAATCAAGCCTTAGTTGTTACTGAGGAAAGGTCTTTAATGTTAATAGGTGCTGGCGGTGATAGAAAGAAAGTACAATGGTCTGACTTAGAAGATAATACAGACTGGACACCTTCTGCTACCAATCAAACTGGTTCTTTTAATATTACTGGTGCTGGTGAGCTTTTAAATGGTATAAGAGTAAGAGGACAGATTCTTATATTATCTACTGTTGATGCTTATGCAGCAACTTATGTTGGACTTCCTTTCGTTTATTCTTTTGATAGAGTTGGTTCAAATTGCGGAGCAGCTTCAACAAATTCTTCTGTAGCTACTGAAACATTTTGTGCTTGGTTTGGTAGAGGTGGATTTTTTATATATGATGGGGTTGTTAAACCCTTAGTATCAGATGTTAGTGATTATGTATTTTCTGATTTAAACAGCTCACAAAGGTCAAAAATTTATGGTTTTAATAATTCGGCAAATTCTGAGATATGGTGGTTTTATCCTTCTGCGGACTCTAATGAAGTTAATAGGTATGTTGCTTGGAATTACAAAGAAAATCATTGGATTGTTGGGGAATTAGCTAGAACTTGTGCTACTGATAAAGGTACTTTTGACAATCCTTTTATGGTTGGTGCTGATTATAAATTATATGAACATGAAACAGGGTACAGCTACACAGGCGAATCAACTGGTGTATTTGCCGAATCAGCTCCATATCAAATAGACCA